TAGATATTTTAATGTATGGGGTGATACAGGAGAAGAAAATAAAATTCAACCTAGCCCATATTTTAAGTTTAAAAAACAGTCACTTGATACAGGCACGATAGAGTTGTTTGAAGATAGCTATAAGTATTTAAGAGATTTTATTAACGTTGAAGATATATTTCTTATTCAAAATACATTTTTAAATATTCCTGAATCAGGAATTTGGAATATTGGTACTGGTAAACCTACATCATTTCAAGATGTAGCATTACAAGTTTCTAAAAAATATAATAGTAAGATTAAGTACATACCCATGCCCGACAATCTAAAGAACAGTTATCAGAAATATACTTGTGCAGACATGTCTAAAACTTTTGGAGCAATAGAAAAATATGATAAAGATTTTAATTATGGGTCTACCGGGATCCGGTAAGACTTATTTTGCTGAACGTCTTAAAACCTACTTGGAAGAAAACAGTACGGTAAGCAACATATCTAATTTAAGGCTTACTACCCTTGAACGTTTATCTGAAAATGCTAATGCAACGGTTAAGTGGTTCAATGCTGATGAAGTTCGTAAGAAATATAACGACTGGGATTTCAGCCATGAAGGTAGAATAAGACAAAGTCTTAGAATGGCCGAGTTCGCTCTTACTTCAAATACAGATTATGTCATATGCGATTTTGTTGCACCATTAATTGAAATGAGAAACAACTTTAAAGCTGACTGGACAATATGGATGGATACAATAGATTCAGGTCGCTTTGAAGATACTAATAAAGCGTTCATTCCGCCAGAAGTATATGATTTTAGGATCAATGAAATGAATGCAGAGAAATGGGTTATCTTTATCGGTGATCATATCTTAAAAAATAAACGAAGACCAATATTTGACTGGAAAAAAGAGACTGTACAAATGCTAGGGCGGTGGCAGCCTTGGCATGCCGGTCATCGTGCATTATTTGAGCGCGCTATTAAAAAGACAGGTCAAGTAGTTATTCAAATTCGAGATTGTCAGGGGTGGCAAGGAACAAATCCCTTTGCTATTGAACAAGTCAAAAATTACATAAAGAGAGATCTAGATCTACAATATCAAGGAATGTATACGATACAGGTTGTCCCTAACATTGTTAATATTACTTATGGACGAGACGTAGGATACAAGATAGATCAAGAAGTATTTACTGACGAAATACATTCTATTTCTGCTACTAATATTAGAAAAGCCATGGGCTTATAATGTAGTAATTCAAGTAGCTATAAATACTCAAATATAGGGGGATTTATGGCTATACCTACTTCAAGATCTGGATTTAAAGAATGGTGCTTAAGAAAGCTTGGAAAGCCAGTCATCGAAATAAATGTAGATGATGATCAAATTGAAGACAGAATTGATGAATCACTAAGGTACTATTGGGATTACCATTTTGATGGTACGGAGAGAGTATACGTAAAGCATCAAGTTACACAAACTGATGTTGACAATAAGTATATTACTTTACCTGAAAATATTATAGGCGCTATAAGAATATTTCCTGTTAGCGATCCTATGATCAGCTCCGATGATTTATTTAATATAAGATATCAAATAGCACTAAACGACTTATATACACTAACATCTGTGTCTATGGTACCATATTACATGGTCATGGAGCACTTAGCTTTAATTCAACAAGTATTAGTAGGACAGCAACCTATAAGATATAACAGACATAGGAACAGATGTTTTATTGATACAGATTGGACAGATCTTAGGATTGGTGAATACTTACTTATTGAAGCTTATGAAATAGTTGATCCTGATGTATGGACTGATGCATGGGGAGATAGATGGCTACAACAATATGCCACTGCTAAGATTAAACTTCAATGGGGTACCAATTTAAAGAAATTTGAAGGCATGCAACTTCCAGGCGGATTATCTTTTAACGGGCAAAAAATTTACGACGAAGCTAAGGAAGAGCTAGACGAACTTGAAAAAGAAATGATTAGTTCTTATTCACTTCCTGTTATGGATATGATAGGTTAAGATGTCCACTAACTTCTACTTTAATAATTTTTCAGCCAGTCAAGAACAACTACTTCTTGAAAATCTTATTATTGAATCTATAAAAATCTATGGTCATGAAGTATTTTATATACCAAAAAGCTTCAGATCAAAAGATGATGTATATCTAGAAGACCCATCGGTTGAGTATACTAACCCTATTTTAATAGAAATGTATATTAAAAATGTTGAAGGATTTGAAGGCGATGGTAAATTCTTTAGTAAGTTTGGAATAGAAGTTAGAGATCAAATAACTCTCACGCTAGCTAATAGAGTTTTTTATGAAGAAATAGGATCACAACAAGGCTTGGAACGCCCTAATGAAGGTGACTTAATTTATTTCCCATTAAATAGAAAAATCTTTCAAATAAAGTATGTTGACAGCACTGCATTTTTTTATCAACTAGGAACTCTTCAAACCTATGACCTAGTATGTGAATTGTTTGAATATAGTGGAGAAAAACTTAAGACAGGTATTCCTGAAATTGATAATTTGCAGCCGTTATATAGTCCAGGCTTTGCTGCACAAGCTATTACTACTGAAGATGCCAATCCTTACATCCTATTAGATGAAGACGGGTATCCGCTTACTAATGAATCCGTAGACTTAGAAACGGTTGATCCTAACTCGGATAACGAAGAGCTTGAAACAGAAGGGGATTCATTTATTGATTTCAGTGAAGTGGATCCCTTTAGCGAGGGAGTGGTTTAATGTTTAAGCAAACATTCTATCACGGACATATGAGAAAGTATGTCATACTTTTTGGCACACTCTTTAATAATATCTACATTAACAGAGAGAAAGACGGTACAATTTATGACACAATAAAGGTACCTATTTCTTATGGTCCAAAAGACAAGATGCTAGCAAGAGTAGAAGGCGATCCAGAGCTAAAAAAACCATTTGCAATAGTTTTACCTAGAATGAGTTTTGAGCTTAATTCAATAACCTATGATCCTTTAAGAAAACTATCTACTGTAAAAAAGAATACTGTTTTACAAAATAGTGCTGATAGTAATCAGCTTAAGTATGTTTATAACCCTGTTCCTTATAATCTTAATTTTACCTTATACATTGCAGTTAAGAATGCTGAAGATGGTACCAGAATACTAGAACAAATATTACCATACTTCACTCCTGAGTGGACTGCAACTATTAATTTGATACCAGAGTTAGACATAAAGCATGACATACCAACTGTTTTATTAGACGTAAACTCTGAAGATAGTTATGAAGGTGATTATATAACAAGAAGAGCTATTATATGGACTCTTGACTTTACTATGAAAGGTTATATTTACGGACCGGTTAAGAAATCAGAACAAATTAAACTTGCTAATATTAATTTTGTGACGACAATGGATTTTGATGACGAGCCGGAGGAAAGAATTACTGTTATTCCTGGCTTATTAGCTAATGGATCCGGTACTACTAATGCACTAGCTACAATAGATAAATCATTAATAACTGCAAATAGCAATTTTAATTATATTGTAAGCATAGAAACGATTAACAATGAATGATGATCCTATCAGTAAAGCACTTGACCTTACCTCTCTAAGTGATTCTACTAAAGTGAGTGAGGTAATAATTAATAAGACTGATGATGATTTTCAATATGCAAGAGGAAATTTAATAAGCATTATTGAAAAAGGTCAAGAAGCGCTCAATGGTATATTGGATGTTGCTAGCATGTCCCAACACCCTAGAGGTTTTGAAGTTGTTGCTACTCTTATAAATTCACTTACAGCTGCTAATAAAGACCTGTTAGAGCTATCAAAAAAGAAACAAGAGCTTGATGGTAATATCGGCGGTCCAAAGACAATTAATAATAATTTATTTGTTGGTAGTACAGCAGAGTTACAAAAGCTATTAAAACAACAGAATGAATAAAAGTGATACCTATCTAGGTAATAGAAATTTAAAAAGAGGTGATGTTAGCATTGAGTGGACCACTGATATGGTCCAGGAATATATTAAATGTGCTAAGGATCCCGTTTATTTTATAAAAAATTATATTAAGATAGTACATGTTGATCATGGCTTGGTTCCTTTTGCCGTATGGGATTTCCAAGAAGACATACTAAGATTAGCAGAAAAAGAACGATTTGTAATATGCAAGCTACCCAGACAGGTAGGTAAGACTACTACAATTGCATCATTTATACTTCATAGTGTACTATTTAATGAACATTATTCCGTAGCTATTCTAGCACATAAGGCCGAGCAGGCTAGAGAAATACTTGGACGAATACAGCTTGCATATGAAGCACTTCCAAAGTGGCTACAACAGGGCATCATTAAATGGAATGAAGGTTCAGTAGAATTAGAAAATGGATCTGAAATTGTTGCAAGCTCAACAGCATCTTCTGCTATCAGAGGTACTTCGCAAAACTTAATTTATCTAGACGAGTTCGCATTTGTACCAAATCATATTCAAGAAGAATTCTTTGCTTCAGTATATCCAACCATCTCTTCAGGTAAAACAACTAAAGTAATTATTACCTCTACTCCAAAAGGTCTTAACTTATTTTATAAACTATGGAAAGATTCGGAAGAAAATAGAAACGAATATAAAAGAATAGAGGTTCATTGGAGTCAGGTACCCGGTAGAGATGAAGAGTGGAAAGCCACCACAATACGCAATACATCTGAGGAGCAGTTTAGACAAGAATTTGATTGTGAGTTTTTAGGTTCATCGTCTACACTAATATCAGGTTCAAAGTTAAAGATGTTAACCTTTAGTAATCCTATTAAAGAAGATGGATTTTTAAAAATATATTCAGAACCTGAAAAAGAACACATATATGTAATGACGGTGGATACCGCTCGCGGTACAGAAGGTGATTATTCTGTTTTTAAAGTGTTTGATGTAACTACTTTACCATATAAAGATGTCGCAACATATAGATGCAATACAATTGATCCAATTTTATTTCCTCAAATAATCCTTCCTGTTGCTAAACACTATAATAATTCGTATATTCTTGTCGAAGTAAACGATATAGGTCAGCAGGTCGCCGACATATTATTTCACGATCTTGAATATGAAAATATGTTCTTTACTGATAATCAGTCTAAAGAAGGTACAAGACTTACTGCAGGATTCAAAGGCAACTCTCATGCTGGACTTAGAACTACTAATTCAACTAAAAAGCTAGGTTGTTCAAACTTTAAAACTTTAATTGAAAACGATAAGCTTTTAATAAATGACTATAACACTCTTCAAGAAATGTTTCGCTTTATACATAAGGGAACAAGCTTTGCAGCAGAAGAGGGTAATGACGATTGTGTTATGTGCTGTGTTTTATTTTCTTGGATGACAGATCAACTTTACTTTAAAGAACTTACAAGCCTAGATTTTCGAAGAAGACTTGCAATAGAAAATGAAAGAAGAATGGAGGATAATCTTACTCCATTCGGTTTAATAGATAATGGACGTGATAATTATGTTTTTGAAGAACCTAAGATTGTAGATCTCGAGAACATGTCATTTGAGGAATGGATGCGAGCATAATTTTCTACTTTTATAAATATTAGTAAGTTGCTAAATAAACCTTTTGAGGGAGACCGATATGCCATTCCAAGTAAGTCCAGGAGTTAATGTAACTGAGATTGACTTGACCACCGTTGTCCCGGCCGTTTCAACAACTGAAGGTGCCATTTCTGGCGTATTTCGTTGGGGTCCAGTTGACAAGCGAGTGTTAGTTGATTCAGAAAATAACCTAGTTAGTCGCTTTGGCAAGCCTACTAATCATAATCCAGAAACTTTTTTTACAGCTGCTAATTTTTTATCTTATGGTAACAAGCTGTATGTTGTAAGAACAGCTAATACTACCGACAGTACAGGTGCTAATGGCGTATTATCTGCAGTAGCTAATACTGGCGCTCTAACTTCTAACGCTGCTGTTATTGTTAAAAACGATGATCTTATTGATGATAGTGCAGTTCAATCTAGTATTACTGGTGAAACAAACGTTTTATATATTGCAAGATATCCTGGTGCATTAGGTAACTCTCTTAAAATTTCGGTCTGTGATACAGAAGATGCATTTTTTACTAATACAAGTCTTACTGGCGGTGATGCAAATTTATCATCTAACGGTGAGCTTACCTGTGTTGTAGCTAACACAGGCACAACAAACGTTGTAGTCTTTATCGGCCAAAGTGCGCTTGGTACTATTGGTGAAGCCGTTACAAGAGCTACTGCACTTGCTAACACTCTGGTGATTGGAGATTTAATAGAAGTAGGTAACAGCACAATTGGTACTCAGTTTATGAAAGTAAGCGCCGTGAGTGGTGTTACTAACACTGCTACTCGTGCACAGTTTACTATCACTGCTGAAGATAAGTTTAGACTTGCAAATATTGGTAACATAGCTGTTGCTAACGTATTAACTACCACCACTGGATACTTAAAACGTCACTGGGAATATAAGGATGCAGTCGACGCTGCTCCAAATACATCGACGTACGTGGCTGAGTTTGGCAATACTGTTGCTAAAGATGAAATACATGTAGTGGTTGCTGATGAGGATGGATTGTTTACCGGTGTTCCTGGAACTGTTCTCGAAGTATTTTCCGGTCTTTCCAGAGCTAACAACGCTAAGACAGCTGAAGGTGCAACGATTTTTGTCAAAGATGTTATAAATCAAAATTCTAATTACATCTATTACGGTAACAATAGATCAGCTAACTACACTGCAAATGCTGCTACTATTGCGAGCTTTGCAAATACAAAACCAATGACCCTTTCCATGCAGATTGGATCAGACGGTAAAGATGAATCTGAAGTAGCTATTAGTGAGCTTATTAGTGGATACGATCTCTTTAAATCAGCTGAAGATGTAGATATTTCTCTTATACTTCAAGGTAAAGCAAGAGGTCTGACTAATGGTGCTCAGCTTGCAAATCATTTAATAGACAATATTGCAAGTGTAAGAAAAGACTGCGTAGTGTTTATTTCTCCTGATAAAGATGACGTTGTTAATAACTCAGCAGCTGATGAAGCTGATGATATTATTACTTTTAGAAACAGTATTACTTCTACGTCTTACGGTGTGCTTGATAGCGGGTACAAATATCAATACGACAAGTACAATGATGTTTATAGATACGTACCTCTTAATGGAGATGTGGCCGGTCTTTGCGTTAGAACAGACGATACAAGAGACCCTTGGTACTCCCCGGCAGGATTTAATAGAGGTGTAATTAAAAATACTATTAAGCTTGCATTTAATCCTAACAAAGCCCAGCGCGATGCTCTGTATAAGAATGGAATTAATCCAATAGTAACATTCCCCGGCCAGGGTACTTTACTGTTTGGTGATAAGACGCTTCTTAACAAACCATCGGCATTTGATAGAATTAACGTACGACGTCTGTTTATTGTGCTTGAAAAAGCTATCTCTACTGCTGCTAAGTTTACGTTGTTTGAGTTTAACGATGAATTTACACGTGCTCAGTTTAAAAATCTTATCGAGCCGTTCTTAAGAGATGTACAGGGTAGAAGAGGTATTACTGACTTCAGGGTAGTTTGCGATGAGACTAACAACACTGCTGAAGTTATAGACAGAAACGAATTTGTTGGTGATATCTATATTAAGCCAGCTCGTTCTATTAACTTCATACAGCTTAACTTCGTCGCTGTAAGAACAGGTGTTGAGTTCTCCGAAGTCGTCGGACAGTTCTAATAAATAAAATAGACAAGGAGAATCAATATGGCTTTTTCAGTTAACGAAATTAGAAGTCAACTTACATTTGGAGGAGCGCGCAACACGCTCTTCCAGGTGCAGTTTCAAAATCCTGCTAATAGTGTTGCTGATATTAAGTTACCCTTTATGGTTCGAACAGCTCAGATACCTTCAAGCGATCTAGGATTAATTGAAGTACCTTACTTTGGTCGCAAGATCAAGCTTGCTGGAGATAGAACGTTCGCTGATTGGACAGTAACGGTTATTAATGATGAAGATTTTTTAATTAGAAATGCAATGGAGCAGTGGTCCAATCAAATAAATTCTTTAAGAGGTAACCTTCGTACATTTGGTGCTTCATCACCCTCGCTTTATAAAGCTAATGCACAAGTAACTCAGTTTTCAAAAACTGGTATACCTATTAGAATTTATACGTTTAATGGAATATTTCCTACAGCTATTGCTCCTATCGACCTTGATTGGAACGCTGTAGATACGATTGAAGAATTTTCTGTTACATTTCAATACGACTGGTGGGAAGTTTCCGGTGGAGTTACCGGTAACGCCGGCGGCGCTTAATTATGATACGGCGGGCTAACAAGCCCGCCCTTTCCATTAAAGGAAAATATGAGATTTTTTGGCTTTGAAATAAAGCGTTCACAAGAAGAGGAACAACAACCTATTTCGTTTACTCCGCCCGTGGAAGACGATGGCGCGGTGATGGTTGCTGCTGGAGGTGTTTATGGTACCTATGTTGATTTGGAAGGTTCTGCCAAAACCGAGGCCGAACTAGTAACAAAATATAGAGACATGATGCAGCACCCGGAGGTAGATTCGGCTGTTGATGATGTTATTAATGAAGCTATTGTTTCAGAAACAGAAGAAGAAATTGTTCAGATCAATCTTGATGATGTAAATATACCTAACAACATAAAAAAAATTATTCAGACTGAGTTTGAAGGTATAAAAAAGATACTTAATTTTAATAGTCAGTCGTATGAAATATTTAAACGTTTTTATGTTGATGGGCGTTTATACTATCACGCTATACTAGATGATAAGGATCCTAGGGCTGGTATTAAAGAGTTACGCTATATTGATCCAAGAAGAATAAGAAAAGTAAAAGAAATATCTAAAAAGAAAGATCAAGCTACAGGCGCTACACTTCAAAAGAAAGAACGTGAATATTTTCTTTATAGTGATAAGGGTTATTATGGTGCCGGTAATGGTAATTATAGTCAAACAGGCTCCGTGACTGGTGGTATACGAATAGCAAAAGATAGCGTTATTCATGTTACATCAGGTTTAATGGACAAGAATAATACCGTTGTCCTATCTTATTTGCATAAGGCTATCAAAGTTCTTAATCAGCTAAGAACTTTAGAAGATGCTACAGTAATCTATAGAATTTCAAGAGCACCTGAAAGAAGAATATTTTATATTGATGTAGGCAATCTTCCTAAAATGAAAGCTGAGCAATATCTTAGAGATATGATGATTCGTCACAAAAACAGAGTAGTGTATGATGCAACTACAGGTGAGGTACGTGACGATAGAAAATTTATGACTATGTTAGAAGATTATTGGTTTCCCAGAAGAGAAGGTAACAAAGGTACTGAAATTACCACACTTCCAGGCGGTCAAAATCTTGGTGAAATGACAGATGTAAACTACTTTCAGAAAAAACTGTATCGTGCTCTTAACGTACCAGAATCTAGAATGCAAGTAGAGTCAACCTATAATGTAGGCCGCTCGACAGAAATTCAAAGAGATGAAGTAAAGTTTTCTAAGTTTGTTAATAGAATAAGGCTTAGATTTTCCCAGCTCTTTATTAAGTCTTTAGAGAAACAACTAGTGCTTAAAGGTGTTATGACTCTAAGAGAGTGGGAAGACATCGTACAAGACGTTAAGTTCGATTATGCAAAAGATAATTATTTTGCAGAACTTAAAGGCATCGAAATGCTTAAAGAGAGACTTAATGTACTTTTAGAGATTGATCCCTTTGCTGGTAAGTACGTCTCACATGCCTGGGTTAGAAAGAATGTAATGAGACAGACTGATGAAGATATTGAGCAGATAGATGTAGAAATCGAGCAGGAGCTTAATGTTCCTCAGTATCAAAAAATAGATCCCGGTCAAGGATCTGATCAAGTCGTACCTCCAGCAAGTGATCAATAAATAAATAATTCGGAGATAAAATGAACCCTTTACTTCAAGATATTTTAGATGCAACAGTAGACGGAGAACCTGTTAAGGTTCAAACGGCATTTGACCAACTTATAGGTCAAAAAATTATGGACGCATTAGAGACTAGAAAACGAGAGTTAGCTGCTTCTATGTTCTCTGATAGCGAGCAAGAGCAAGAAGATACCGAACCAGAGGTCCAAAATGCAGAAGATGAAAACGCTCAACCAGCTTAAGCGACAAATCGGTCAGGCTCAAGGAGAGACCGGTACAACTGCCTACCGTCCAAAGGGCGGTGACGAGCAGCGCTTTTTTGATATGCATAAAATTGAAGTAGTGGATGATGCAAACGGTAACGATGATGCTATTTTTAAAGGTATGAGCGTTAAGCCTATTAATCGTAAGCAAGAGCGTCATGGCTATGACGATGAAGAAGCTAAAAAGGCTTACGATGCTAGAACAAAAATGCAACTAGCTGTTAAAGAAGAACTTGATTTGTCTGAAAGCGATGAAGCACATGCTCGCTACTTAAAGTATCACGGTGATGTTACCAAAATGTTAGATGATATTCACAAAGGCTTAAAAAAGCACCACGACAACGTCAAAAAAGGTGGTAAAGCACATTGGGGTCATGTTGGTGACATAAAGTATATTCATAACGAACTTCAGGATCTTCATGATAGTCTAATGCAGAGAGGTGAATATGCTAAGCCTTTAGTCACTAAAGAAGAACTAGAATTAGATGAACGCACTCTGACATCTGATGAAATGAAAAGGCGTGAAGATATTGTTAAAGGTATGAAGAAGGGCTTGAAAGGATTTAAACAACGTTATGGTGCTGACGCTATGTCTGTAATGTATGGTAGAGCAACTAATCTAGCAAAAGAAGAGATAGAGCTAGGAGAATTAGATGTATCTCTTTTAGAATTATTTGCTACTCTTGACGATGAAGAAAGACAAATTATGGCTGAAATGATTGAGAACGGAGTAGATAAAGAGATATTTGAACAGGTAGAAAGCGAGGAAGATAATGGCTGACTCTATTAAACTTCTAGCTAACACCATTTCAATTACGACTACTGCTAATGTTGTATCCAGTGCAAGTCTGGTCAGGCTTGTAAATATAGATACTGCTGCTCATTTTATTACTCATTCGTATGCAAACGGTATAGCAATTGGTACAATAGTATTACCGGGCAGCGGTGCTGACGGTTCGTGTATTGATTTAATGAAAGAACCAACCGATACGGTTAAGTCTGACACGGCTAGCTCGAATCTCGTCTACGGTGTTTCAATAGGATTTTATTGAGGTCAACAATGAAACTAATAAGCGAACTGACAGAAGAAGTTAGATACCTAGTAGAAGAAAAGACTCCTGGTAAGAAGGAGTTCTACATCGAAGGCGTTTTTCTACAAGGTGATAAACAGAATAGAAACAATAGAATCTATAATGTTGACTTATTAGGTAGAGAAGTTGAACGCTATAACAATGAATATGTAAACAAGAATAGAGCGTTTGGTGAGCTAGGTCATCCTCAAGGCCCTACCATTAACCTAGAAAGAGCCTCTCACATCATCAGATCTCTTAAAAAAGAGGGTACTGATTTCATCGGTAAGGCTAAAGTACTAGACACTCCATACGGTAATATTGTAAAGAATCTTATTAGTGAAGGAGCTCAGTTAGGTGTTTCTTCGCGTGGTATGGGTAGCCTTAAAGAAAATAAAAATGGTGTAATGGAAGTTCAAGATGACTTTTATCTTGCTACTGCAGCTGACATAGTTGCTGACCCTTCTGCTCCTGATGCGTTTGTAAGAGGTATTATGGAGGGTGTTGAGTGGATCTGGGATAATGGTATACTAAAGCAACAGACTGTTGAGTCTTATAAGAATACAATTAAAAAGGCTCCTTTAAAGAGATTAGAAGAAGCAAAGGTAAAAGTCTTTGAATCTTTCTTCAACGATTTGTCACGTAAATAATTTTATAAATAAAAATATAAGTTTTAAGGAGCTCTACAAAAATGGCTAAACAAAAATTACTTGAAAAGGTTGTAAATAAATTAGGTGCAAATGGTGACGAGATTATTGCTGATCCTGCCCCTAAAAATGCAACCCTTCCAAATTCTAAAGACCAAGGCGAGAAGACCAACCCAGTCCATACTGCTTCTGAAGTTGAGCAGAAGACTCCTCAGTCTGGTGGTAACGACTCAGCCGCTTCTAATAAGGCTACATTAAACATGAAACCATCCGATGCTTCAGCTGCTAATGTAACTGCCAAAGTCAAGCAAGAGGAAGTTACTATTGAGGTTGCTTTTGAGGGTGAAGAACTCTCTGAAGAGTTTAAAGAAAAAGCCTCTACAATTTTTGAAGCTGCTGTCAGTGCTAAAGTACAAGCCGTTACAGAAGAGCTTCAAGCTGAATATCAGGAAAGGTTAGAAGAGTCTGTAGCCGAATTCACATCCAAGCTCTCCGAACAAGTAGACGAGTACATTACTTACGTTGCCGAGCAGTGGATGGAAGCAAACGAGATTGCAATTGAATCGTCGTTGCGTACAGAGATTACAGAAGAGTTTATCGATGGAATGAGAAAACTCTTTGCTGAAAACTATATCGAAATTCCAGAAGATAAGTTTGATGTATTAGAAGGTCTTGCCGCTCGTGTAGAAGAGCTTGAACAAAAGCTTAACGAGTCTATTGATGATAACATCGAACTTGCCCACACAGTAAAAGCTTTTGCTAAAGAAAGTATCTTAGCCCAAGTTGCTGAAGGTCTTACGATTACCCAGAAAGAAAAATTTGCAACTATGGCTGAAGGTGTTGAGTTTACTGATGAAGAAACTTACGAAAAGAAGCTCAACATTGTTAAGGAAAGCTACTTTAAAGATACTAAAACCGGTAGCGATATTGTAGAAGAAGAAGTTAAAGAAGCAGTAGAGGATAGTTCAAAAGAGCAACCTAAGCTTTCCCCTTCTGTAGCTAACTACGTGCACGCTATTTCTAGATCGGTTAAGAAATAATTCTTATAAATAATATTAACTTTTATTTTAACCAAGGAAGGGGAAACCTATGTACTTAAATGAAGAGATTCAAAGCAAGTGGAAGCCTGTTCTTGAACATGCTGACCTTGAGCCTATTAAAGACTCTCACAAGCGTGCTGTAACAGCTCAGATTCTTGAGAATACCGAGCGTGCTTTACGTGAGGCTGAGTATCAGGTTCGTGGTAGCCAGCGCTTGTTTGAAGCTAACAACCCCACCAACGCTATGGGTGCTTCGAGCTCCACAGCTGGTGACGGTGCTGTAGATATTTTTGATCCAGTTCTTATTAGTCTTGTTCGCCGTTCTATGCCTAACCTTATGGCTTATGACATTTGCGGTGTTCAGCCCATGACTGGTCCAACAGGCCTTATTTTTGCAATGCGTTCGCGCTATACCAATCAGTCTGGTGACGAGGCCTTCTACAACGAAGCCAATACAGAGTTTTCCAGCTACAATAAGAACTCGGCTGCTCTTGGTAATAACCACGTTGGTTCGACAGGTGCTGGAGCCAACCTTACCCAACTCGCTACTAACACCGAAGTTAACTATGCTACCGGTGTTTCTACAAACGAGCTTGAGAGATTTGGTAACGGTACAATTACGTTCCCTCAGATGGCTTTCTCGATTGAGAAGGTTACAGTAACAGCCAAGGGCCGTGCTCTTAAAGCTGAGTACTCGATGGAACTCGCCCAAGACCTTCGCGCCGTTCACGGTCTTGACGCTGAAACAGAGCTCAGCAACATCCTCTCGTCCGAGATCCTTACAGAGATCAACCGCGAAGTTGTTCGTTCGATCTATGTAACAGCCAAAATTGGCGCCACATCTGGTACAACCACAACCGGTGTGTTTGACCTTGACACCGATTCCAACGGTCGTTGGTCGGTTGAGAAGTTTAAAGGTCTTATGTTCCAACTCGAAAGAGAAGCCAATCAAATTGCAAAAGACACTCGTAGAGGAAAAGGTAACATCGTTATCTGCTCGAGCGATGTAGCTTCTGCTCTTCAGATGGCCGGTGTTCTTGACTACGCTCCTGCCCTTAACAGCAACAACCTCCAGATCGATGATACTGGTAACACATTTGCCGGTGTTCTTAACGGCCGCATCCGTGTTTACATCGATCCATATGCTGGTGGAAACTACTTCGTCATGGGCTACAAAGGTTCGAGCCCATTTGATGCTGGTCTCTTCTACTGCCCATATGTTCCTCTCCAGATGGTTCGTGCTGTTGATCCTGACACATTCCAACCTAAGATTGGATTTAAAACCCGTTACGGTATGGTTGCCAACCCATTTAACGATGGTTCAACAGCTGCTGGTACCGGTGCTCTTGCTGAAGATACAAACGTATACTACAGAAGAGTTCGCGTTAATAACATCATGTAATAGTAAAACAAAAAATATGATGTCTTTAAAGGGGCTCTCGGAGCCCCTTTTTTTATGCGTAGATAAATACTCTTATGACAGCTATATCAACTTTACCATCGAATAAGAACTTCTTATCTCCATTAGGATTCACTTTCTCAATTAAGAAGTGCCCTAATGTAAACTTCTTTGTGCAGTCAGCTGCAGTGCCTAGTATTGGTCTGGGTCAAGCCGATGTACAAACTCCTTTTGTAAAGTTGCCTCTTCCTGGTGATCACATAGACTTCGGTACGTTTAGTCTTGCTTTTAGAATAGACGAAGATATGAAAAATTATCAAGAGGTATATGACTGGATTATAGCGCTTGGATTTCCGGATAATTTTGATCAGCATAATGCAATCGCTACTGCCAGAGGTAAGTTTGGCGGATTAGTGACCTCACCGACCTCTGGGGATGGTATCTATTCAGATGCTTCTTTAATAGTACTTAATTCCGTTAGAGCACCTATAATAGAATTTCAATTTAAAGATCTTTATCCTATTCAGATATCTGAAATAATGTTTGACACGAAGAGTACCGATGTCGACTATGTAGAATGTAGTGTAACCTTTGCCTATCGTTCCTTCACCTTGAATCGTCTATAAGAACAGTATATAATACTGCTGTTGTTTACCGAGACCTTTATTATGAAACTATCTGAAATACAAGAGATGTGGCTGGCTGATGCAAAGATTGATAGGACCGAGCTTGGCGAAGAGAGTCTAAGAATTCCCACTCTACACTCAAAGTACTATGTTATGTTCTCTCATGAACGTATGGCACTACGTCAGCTTGAGGTAGAGCTAAGAGAAATGAACCGCGTTAAGTATGAGTATTATAATGGTACTCTAAGTGAAGACGAGCTTAGAACTAATGGTTGGGAACCTTTTGCACTTAAAATACTTAAGTCAGATATTCCTGTCTATTTACAAGCAGACGTCGATCTTAATAAGCTTGGCCTGCGTATTGAAATGCAAAAAGAGAAGGTAGACTTTTTAGAGTCTATTATTAAAAATTTACCAGCTAGAGGCTATCAGATTAATGCAGCTATAAGTTGGGAAAAGTTCAAAGTGGGCGCATGATAGTTGAAAGAGTTGATGACGTCCACGTCAAGGTCCATTGCGACAGTGATGTTGCTCAAGAGCTAAATGCTTATTTTACCTTTAACGTTCCTGGTGCTAAATTCTCACCTGCATTTCGTAACAAGGTGTGGGACGGTAAAATAAGATTATTTTCAGCCGCTACCCATTACATATATGGTGGTCTTGTCCCTTATTTGCAGATCTTTGCTAAAGAGCGTGATTATGAAGTTAATTTCACCGACAATAGTTTTGCTGATACTAATTTTTCTCTCGATGAATCACATCGCTTTATAAGCAAACTCAATCTACCTGAAGATAAACGACCACGGGATTATCAGATTGAGGCATTTGTACACGCTGTTCGTAAAAGACGAGCATTACTTCTCTCACCAACGGCTTCAGGCAAGTCACTTATTATATACTTGCTTTCTAGATTCTATAGAACTGACCCTGACAAGATCTTAATAGTAGTACCTACAACCTCGCTTGTTCATCAAATGGCATCTGACTTTATTAGCTATGGATGCCCTTCAGAATACATTCATAAAATTTTTTCCGGTCAGGAAAAATTAACTGATGCTCCTTTCGTCATAACAACATGGCAATCGGTATACAAACTACCCAAGACCTGGTATGCACAATTTCACTGTGCTATTGGAGATGAAGCGCACCTTTTTAAAGCCAATAGTTTAAAAACAATGATGACCAAGCTGTTGACTTGTCCATATAAATTTGGATTTACTGGCACGCTTGATGGGACACAAACACATAAGCTGGTATTAGAGGGGTTGTTCGGACAAGTTCGTAAAGTAACTACTACTGCCGAACTTATGGAACAAAAACATATTACACAATTACGAATAAAAGCTATTACTCTTTCTTATAATGATGAGTATAGAAAAATGTACAAGGGTATTGACTATCAAAGTGAAATTGACTTTATCGTCACCCATAGCCCTAGAAATAAATTTATCACCAATTTAGTTTTGTCACTAAAACAAAATACATTAGTATTATTTAAGCTTAAAAGCCATGGTAAGCTACTATATGATCTAATTCAAGCACGATGCGGCCAAAGAAAGATATTCTATGTGGACGGTGATATTGATGGATTAATTCGAGAAGATATACGTAAAGCCGTAGAAGAAGAAAAGGATGCTATTATAGTTGCCTCATTAGGTACGTTCTCCACTGGCGTTAATATACGAAACCTACATAATGTTATATTTACTAGCCCCAGTAAGTCAAGAATTAAAACCTTACAGTCTATAGGTCGCAGTTTAAGGCTAGGTACTAATAAAGAGTTCGCTACACTATATGACATTGCTGATGATCTGTCGTGGAAGTCAAAGAAAAATCACACAATACTTCATTTTATAGAACGAGTAAAAATGTACGATGATGAAAAGTTTGATTATAAAATCTATAATGTCAGTTTAGGAGACTAAATGATATCACTAATCAAGCTTACAAACGGTACAGAAATCATAGGTGACATTATTAACCAGGAAAATGAGACGGTAACTGTTCGAGATCCGTTACAAATAAACTACAGACAGCGTATGGATATGGCACCTCCTACCGTGTTTTTACATAGATTTATTCCTTTCGCAATGAATACAGATCATACTATTAGAGATGACCACGTATTAAGTTACAGTGTTCCTTTACCTGGCCTTGTAGTATACTATGCAGCTACACTTAATGCTATAAAAACGAGTGTTGACACTAGTGTGGATAACGAATTACAGGAAGCAGCTAAATTTTATAATGAGGACGAAGAAGAAGAGGTTAAACGAGCAATGTTTGAAAAGGCATCAAGAAAACCAATTCTCAATTAATATATGACTAATGCGCATTACGTTGACAATAAAAAACTATATCTAGCGATTGTTGAATATCGAAAAGTAATTAAACAAGCTAAACAAGATGGTATAGAGAGACCACCTATTCCTCGGTATGTTGGGGATTGTATGCTGTTGATTGCTAAACGACTATCCACTAAGCCGAACTTTGTTAATTATCCTTACCGTGAAGAAATGATATCTGACGGTATTGAGAATTGTGTTTGTTATTTCGATAATTATGATCCAGATCGTTACGATAATCCTTTTGCATACTTTACTCAAATTATTTACTTTGCCTTTTTGAGAAGAATACAGAAAGAAAAAAAGCAGTTATATATTAAACACAAAGCTCTAGAGAATTCAGTTCTGCTAAATGAGCTGTTCGATCAGGGGGAACTTGATGACGGTGAGTATAAAATATCTACCAGCGATCTTGATAATGAAAATATGTCTGATTTTATTAAATCGTTCGAAATAAACCTTGACAAAAAAAGAAAGAAACGTAAACAGGGCGTAGAAAAGTTTATGCAAGGAGAGCAGGAAGAAGCAGTCGATCTAGTTCCTGAACTTATTGAGGACGGTGAAGATGAAGATAGCGATATTAGGTGACATACATGTTGGAGCACGAGGTGACAGTCCATACTTTCACAGTTATTTTAAACGCTTCTACGATAATGTGTTCTTTCCATATCTAAAAGAACATAACATACTACATGTTATACAGCTGGGAGATGTTTTTGACAGACGTAAATTTATTAACTTTAACTCATTAAAGCTTTCTAAAGAATACTTTTTTGACAAACTTAATAACGACTATATTGGGTGGTTACTTACTGGCAACCACGATACTTATTTCAAGAACACAAATGATGTAAACTCACCCGATCTACTTCTAGGTGAGTATCTTAATATTAATTGTATAAATGAACCTATCGAACTTGAATTCGAAGGGGTGAATATACTTTTAATGCCTTGGATATGTCAAGAAAATGCACAGTTGTGTTACAATGCACTTAAAACATCTAAGGCTCAAATCGTTATGGGTCATTTTGAAATCGAAGGTTTTCAAATGTACAGGGGTGCTTATTGTGAAGATGGTGTAAACCCTAATATCTTTGATAAGTTTGATATGGTCATCTCCGGACACTTTCATACACGCTCGGTTAGCGGTAATATTACCTATACAGGTACTCCTTACGAAATCACTTGGTCAGATTTTGACGATCCAAAAGGCTTTCATATCTTTGACACAGAAACAAGAGAGTTGGCATTTGTACGTAATCCCTACCTTATGTTTCATAAACTATGGTATGATGACAGTGCCAGTTCAATGGATGAAGTTCTTGGGCTTGACTTTGAACAGTATAGAGATACAATGGTTAAGCTCATTATTAAAAATAAAGTTAATACCGTTTGGTTTGACATGTATGTTGAAAAGCTAGAAAGAAGTGGGGTTATAGATCTGCAAGTAGTAGAAGATCACCTTAATTTAAATCTTGAAGATGACAATGATATTGTTAATGAAGCTGAGGATACGCTAACTATTTTGAGTAAATACGTTGATCAGTTAGAAATTAAAGCAGATAAAACCAAGCTGGATGCATTGTTAAGAGATCTTTACCATCAAGCATTAACAGTGGAATAGTGCCTATGATTATTTTTGACGTGATTCGATGGCGCAATTTTCTCAGTACTGGTAATGCATTTACAGAAATTAACTTTAAAAGAAACAAGACAACTCTTATTGTAGGCGAAAACGGTGCAGGTAAGAGTACCATACTCGATGCACTGCTGTTTGCTTTGTACGGTAAACCTTTTCGTAAAATAAACAAGCCCCAGCTTGTAAATGCTATTAACGGTAAAGGGCTGTTAGTTGAACTAGAGTTTAGTATTGGTAAAAGACGCTATAAAGTTGTAAGAGGTCTCAAGCCAAACTTATTTGAAATATATCAAGACAGCAAACTTATTAATCAAGACTCTGAAACAAAAGAGTATCAGGAGATGTTTGAAAGAAACATTCTCAAACTTAATCATAAATCGTTTTGTCAGATAGTTGTACTTGGTAGTGCTTCGTTTGTTCCTTTCATGCAACTACCAGCTGCTCACAGGCGTGAGGTTATTGAAGATTTGCTTGATATTCAAATATTTTCAACGATGAACAATCTCTTAAAAGAGAAAGTATCAAAGAATAAAGGTGACCTGGTCGAGGTAGATCATAATATAAGACTAACCGCTAGCAAGATAGAGATGCATAAAAAACATCTTGAAGAGCTAAACAAAAATAATGACGACATTATCGTTCAAAAGACAGGCAAAATTACTGAACTGATTGGTGAAATAGGAACAGCTACTAGCGAGGTTAACGATCTGTTTAGACTTATAACCGAAAAAAATAATCAAATCGCCGACCAAGATAAAATTAATACCAAGATCTCTAAGTTTGGAATATACAAAGGACAGCTACAAGCCAAGCTGACCAAAGTACAAAAGGAGATCGAATTCTTTACCGATCATAACGACTGCCCCACCTGCAGACAAGGTATCGATCATGAACATAAGTCGCAAATCGTAAAGAGAAACAACGATCAAATGATCGAAGTAACAGAAGGGCTGCAAAAACTTGAAGACGATTTGCTTGCGTCACAAAAACGTCTTGAAATTATTAATACTATAAGTTTAGAGATAGCCGAGCTAGGTAAAAATGTTACTAATCTAAATGCTCAAATAGAAACGAAGTCAAAATTTGTAGAGGGTCTAAAGAATGAGATCGAGGATCTAAAAAAGTCAGTAAAGACTGAATCTGACAACGTTGATCTTAGACAGTTTCAGACTGAGTTAAAAAGCTTTATTTTAGGGAAGGAAGAGTTACTGAAGGATAAGGGCGTGCTTGATGTAGCTTCTAACTTGCTACGTGACAGCGGTATTAAAACGAAGATTATAAAGCAGTACGTACCTGTTATGAATAAACTTATTAACAAGTATCTAGCCTCACTTGACTTTTTTGTTAACTTTGAACTGAACGAGAATTTTGAAGAAAAAATTAAGTCACGTCATAGGGATGAGTTTAGTTACGAATCATTCAGCGAGGGTGAAAAGATGCGGATTGATCTTGCTCTTCTTTTTACCTGGCGTGCAATAGCCAAGCTACGTAATAGTGCAAGTACTAATTTGTTAATCATGGATGAAGTATTTGATAGCTCATTAGATAGCAACGGTACCGATGAGTTCTTAAAAATCCTGTATACTCTTACGGGCGATACTAATGTATTCATTATAAGTCATAAAGGTGACACGCTCTTTGATAAGTTCGAACATATTGTCAAGTTTGAAAAACATAAAAATTTTTCGAGGATAGCAGCATGACGCTAATACAAGAATTTATTGATGGAGGTCCTGATTGCTCGAGAGATGATTGTATGATTTCTGAACTTAATAATACACAAACTCTTGCCCACTATATTTCAATGTATAATAAGGATGGTGTTATAATTAAGAAACCTGACAACAATATTATTACCGTAAACAAACGATGTTTTTCTTGTGGAAAAGGATGGACGGAGACGTGGCAAAATGGAATTAAAATTAGTACACTGTAGTGATCCTATACTTAAAACGCCTACCCCTACTTTTAGTTTTAGCGATCCACCTGTTAATCCGCATGAACTTGCTGCAGCTCTAGCTCAGAAAATGTTAGAAGAAAACGGTCTAGGGTTAGCTGCTAATCAAGTCGGACTACCTTATAGAGTATTTGTCATGGCAGCCAATCCTCCTCTTGCTGTATTTAATCCAAGAATTGTAGATCAAACAACAGAACAAGTTCTGCTTGATGAAGGTTGTCTATCTTACCCTAATCTCTTTATTAAAATTAAACGTTCAAAAAGCATAAAAGTTAGATTTCAAGACATGGACGGAGTCGTACATACAGAAAAGTTTACAGGTATGACCGCAAGAATATTTCAGCATGAGCTTGATCATTTAGATGGAGTAGATTATACTAAACGAGCTAATAATATTCATTACCAACGTGCAATGAATAAAAAGAAAAAGCACGACCGGGCTGCTAAATAAACACAGCGTGCCCTTCCACGCTTCAACAAACTAGGATATTAAATGTTTTCAATGAAATTTTTTATTATGGTAATCCCCTATGTCTAAACTCAAAGTAGCCGAGCTATTTTATTCCATTCAAGGTGAAGGTAGGTACATGGGTGCACCTAGTATCTTCCTTCGTACATTTGGCTGCAATTTTACTTGTAGCGGTTTTGGAATGCCAAAAGGACAAAAGAGTGAAGAACATCTTAAAATCGTCCCAGAAAACTACACCAAGTACAACGACCTCCCACTCGTACACACCGGGTGTGATTCATATGCTTCGTGGGATCCTAGGTTTAAGCATCTTAGCCCTGTATTGGATTGTAATTCATTGGCCAATTCAATTGTGGATATCCTACCGTACAAGGAATGGAAAGACGAACATCTGGTAATTACTGGCGGTGAACCGTTACTTGGTTGGCAAAGGTCTTATCCTGACTTGCTTGAGAATAAAAAAATGGAAGGGTTGAAAGAACTTACGTTTGAGACAAATGGAACTCAAGAGCTTAGTGATGAATTTTATCTCTATTTGCAAGATTGGCTAGATTGGAATGCTGTCAGACGTCCTAGAGAGCTAACATTCTCTGTATCACCTAAACTGAGCGTAAGTGGTGAAAAATGGGATGATGCAATAAAGCCAGAGATAATTGTTGACTATGAATCTATTGGTTATACCTATCTTAAATTTGTTATTGCTAGCCAGGAAGATGCTGATGAAGCAGAGGAGGCTGTTAATGCATATCGTAAAAAAGGTTTTAGTGGTCCTGTTTACCTTATGCCTGTTGGCGGTACTGAGCAGCTGTACCATCTTAATAATAAATCAGTTGCAGAACTCGCAATGCGAAAGGGGTACCGGTATTCAGATCGTTTGCAGATCCCTCTCTTTAAAAACGCTTGGGGAACTTAATGAAGGTATACGTGTTTTGCCATATAGGAGCTAAAACTCCAAATGGTGGTGTTAAAGTATTATTCGAGTATGCTCAAGCTCTAATTAATGGTGGTTATGACGCAAGTATTTTAATACCTGGAGCTCACCTATATCCAAATGATTGCCCTAAAGACTACAAGCCATCTTGGTTTGAGACCAACGTACCCGTTTATGATGATGTTCGAATAATTACTAAAGATGATATTGTTATAATTCATGAAGAAGGCATTTGGTGCTTTGATCACCTTATAACTAATGATCCTCGAATGTTTATGCTTCATCAAGGACTTACCTCCACTCTCACTGATAATGTAGGATTAAACATTTCATACAGTTATGCCAAGAGAGTATATGAACGCTGTGAAGGGTTCATTACTATCTCACCTTACATTACCCAAGGTATAACCACCTTGTTTAAGATAACACCTGATAAGATCTTTCATATTGAGAATCCTATCGATGAGTACTTTATTCCAGGTGAGAAAGAAAACACTATCCTGGTGATGAATAAGCAACCGGGCAACGTAGTATCACATATGCTTATTAAAATTTTTAATGAGCGTTATCCGAACTGGAATGTTAAGATTATTCAAAACATGTCCCATAGACAAGTAGCTGAAGAAATGTCAAGGGCAAAAATTTTTGCCTTCCTTTGCACTCCATTGGGTGAAGGTAGTGCTCTACCTCCAATGGAGGCTGCACTTTCCGGATGCAAGGTTATCGGGTATAGTGGTATAGGGAGCAGATACTACTTTAACGAGCCTATTTTTACTGAGGTAGACTATAATGATGTAGTAACGTTTGTCAAAATGATGGACTACTATACAGAATTGTACGACGGTAAAGATTTTGAAAGGGTATACAAGGTACATCATATATCAAACACTTTTGCTAACTGTACGGACAATTTAAGACAACTACGATCAAAAGAAAGATTTACTAAGGAAGTAAACAGAGTATTTAAGGAGTTAGTTAATGGGTAAGTTTATCAGTACAAAAACTTATGGTCACGAAAGAGGGTACGCCGTTGCATATCGTCAATGGAAAGCCGATACTCATTGTAATATGATTCATGGTTATGCTTTAGCTTTTCATTTTGAATTTGAGTGTGATGAAAATGATTTGGATGCTCGTAATTGGTGTGTTGACTTTGGCGGTTATAAGACGCTCAAAGAAAAACTAGATGATTGGTTTGATCATACGTTTCTCTCGGCTCAAGATGATCCAGAACTAAAGACTTGGGAAGACCTCCACAACCGAAAATTACTTAAACTAGTGGTGGTAGATAGGGTTGGCTGCGAAGGTCTCTCCAAGTTTTTAGCCGACTACATTCAAGAAATTTGGATGCCTGAAAACGGTTACGGAGATGGCAGGGTTAAGTTACGAGTAGTGAAAGTTATGGAGACACCATCAAATTCAGCTATGTGGATTAATGAATAAGGAGATATAAATGAACTCAACTATTATTGATAACAGAAATAATCTTTGGATTGCTGCACTTGCTTCTACTTTAATTATGGCTATGACAGTAGCTGATTTTGCTGCTGTTAAATTCTTGGATCTGGGTTACGTAGTCACCCCGGCCGGTGCTCTGCTATTTGCTGTAGTGTTTGTAGTTAGGGACATGCTTCACAAGCTCGCCGGTGCTGCATTTGTAAATCGTATCATATTGTTTGGTGTTGTGCTAAATGTCGCAGTAGCGCTGTTCATGTACGTTATGACATTTATTCCTTCACCTTCATTTAGACCTAGCATTAATTTCGATGCCGTATTTAAAATGTCACTTGGCATTGTTATTGGATCTGAAGTAGCAACCATTGTATCTCAATGGGTCAACACAAAAGTATATCAGTGGCTATGGGATAGGGAGTATGGTTCTTGGATGAGGACGTTTGTATCTAACTTGTTTAGTCTCCCAGTTGATGCTGTTATCTTTGTTGTACTTGCTTTTGTCACTCTTCCTATGGTACTTGGCGGAAATGCTATGGATTGGAGTACTGCCATAGCTAGAATCGTTTCAGGTTCAACATTGTTTAAACTTGCAGTAATTTTAGCACTTACACCTCTAGTATCGATTGCTCCTACTAACGAAAACGCAAAACATAACGTATAAGGATTTTATATGTCTTTTCAAAAAGAAAAGGTAGACGCTAATCTTGGATTTGAAGTAGAAGAGTATCTTCGTAGTAAAGGAGTACATACTCCTACCATTCCAGTTAAGCTTGAAGCTTCAAACGAATTTAAGATCGAGTATATTATGCACAAGTTCAGGGATATTATGATAGCCCTTGGACTCGATCTTGACGATGATTCGTTGGTAGATACTCCTAAACGCGTTGCTAAAATGTTTGTAAATGAGTTCTTTTGGGGTTTAAAACCAGAGAACTTTCCAAAGATCACTGTCATTGATAATAAAATGGGCTATGATGAAATGGTAGTGGAGAAAGACATTACCCTTCTAAGTAACTGCGAGCATCATTTCGTCACAATTGACGGTAAGGCTCATATTGCATACATTCCTAAGAATAAGGTATTAGGATTATCTAAGCTTAATCGTATTGTTGAGTATTTTGCTCGTCGACCTCAAGTACAAGAGAGGATTGCCGAGCAAGTCTATCATGCGCTTTCTTATATTCTTGATACGGAAGATGTTGCTGTAGTGATTGAAGGCACTCATTACTGCGTGAAAAGTAGAGGGGTAGAAGATAGTTCATCGTATACTATGACAGCCAAGCTCGGAGGATGTTTTAGGAACGAACCTGATTGTCGTGCTGAATTCATGTCCTTGATTAGGAAGTAGGTTAATTATATTATTAACGTCCATAACTTGGAGATAACATGAGCACTTACACTGGTAATGTTGTAGAAGATCTTAATGGTGAACTTATTCTTACCTTTCCCGATGAACTAATGGAACAAGTAGGATGGAAAGTAGGCGATACAGTCGTTTGGAGTAAGGAAGGCGACTCTTACGTACTTTCTAAGAAGGAATCTGAAGTAGATAAGGAATGGGTATTAGTTGAAACAGTTGAAACGTTTAGAATGAGGTTTATGGTTCAGGTTCCTAAAGGAAAAGCTGATTGGGCACTTGACACAGTTGTAATGGAAGAGGCTAAAGAATTTAGTCAAAAGTTCCTAGGCAACCAAATTATTAGTCATAGAGTTGTTACAGAAGAAGAAGCAATAGAGATTTGCGATCAAGATAATGACTACACCAGGAGCTGGACCAAGGATAAAAAAATTAATGCTTTCTTTACTAAAGAAGGTGAAAAGGTAGAAAATCATTAATTGAAGGGTCACTATGAGTAGTGAAGATACTAAAATTAAACATTCAAAGCGTAGACATAAAGATGAAGCCGCAGCTCACAAACAGGCTGAAATTGCTAAGTCTCATGGTCTAGATGTAAAAGAAGAACATCGTTATAATAAACATCATGCTATGGACTGCGGTAATCCTAAATGCATAATTTGTGCAAGCCCTAGGAAAATCTTTAAAGAAGAAACTAAACAAGAGAAGTCATTTAAACAGAGAAAACTGTATGAAGAATGATACTGAGAACGGTAAGGTTTACTTTGCTAGGTTTACTGACAAGCAGACCAAGCAAGTATTTTATAAGTTCGGTCACACTAAAAGCTATGATGCTATGGATCGTTTCAAGTATGAACCAGAGCAGTACAGTAAGTGGGACATTAAAATAATGTGTACTGTGTATGGTCCTATGGAGCAGATGATTGGAATAGAAGAAGCGCTAAAAGCTATTTACCCAAAAAATCTTTGGCTTAATGAAAAGATATCTGGCGTTACAGAGATTGTAGAATTTAATGATCATACCCAGGTCAACCATATCATACATTCTTTTAAACGACTTAGCACTTCGTATTACCAGAAACGTGAAAAAGCACGTGCCATTGGGGCTGTTGAACATGCTTTTGAGGGTATAGAATGACTAAAATTGCTCATGAAGCACCTCTTAGTATTTTTGATGAAGTGCAGAATCTTACCGACTATGATTACGCGCTAGTACACTTGTTTGAAGAAAACGATGAGTATTGGGATAAGTTTGTACAAGCTAAAGGGAAGGGTCGAGAGATTATTCTCGATAATTCTATTTTTGAGCTAGGTGAAGCATTTAGTGCTGATAAGTTTTATCCTTGGATAGAACGCCTTCAACCTACTTGGTACATTATTCCTGACAAATTGGAAGATGCTCAAGTTACTGTTAAGAATGTAAAAGAGTGGCAACATGTAGCCGGCTGTAAGTCTATCGGAGTTGTTCAAGGTAAAAATTATGATGAAATGGAGTGGTGTTATAAAGAGATAGAACCTCATGTTGATAAAGTGGCTATCTCTTTTGACTATAGTTTTTTTATCGATGCGGATCAGTATGGTAACTTGCCTACTAAGTTTCACTATTACATGTTCGGTCGCGACGATCTTATACATCGACTGCTGTATAATAACATAATTAATACAAGTAAACCTCATCATCTGCTTGGATGCGGCTTACCTCAAGAGTTTAAATCGTATAAGGGATATGAGTGGATTGATAGTCTTGACACTTCTAACCCTGTAGTAGCAGGAATTAAAGGTATAGAATACGATGGTGTGTGCGGATTAGAAGACAAACCTTCAGTTAAACTTTTTACTCTTATTAATGAATATATCGATGAACGAACAAGAGCTACGATTAGAAGAAACATCGACTGGTTTAAACAAATCGTACGATAAGTCCTGGATTGCGTTCTTTAGTCAAACTGGTTCGGAGATAGCCGAGCTTAGTAAACTGCTAGGTCGTAAACCTGATCTTACTGTAACTAACAATACTAAAGAAGACAAGTACAAGATTAGTCCTAGTTTAAAACAATACAGTAAGGTCGTTATGTATGGTACTCATCAACAGTTAATGGACTATTTTAGCAATAGTAACTTCTTTCACCCTGAAAGAACTATTATTACACTTCATGGCTACCTTCGAATCATTCCTCCTAATGTATGTGACAAGTATACCATATACAATGGTCATCCTGCTGCCATCGATTTGTATCCGGAGCTGAAAGGTAAGGATCCACAAGAGAGAACGTGGGATAACAAAGAAAAATATCCATTTATAGGTAGCGTAGTACATAAAGTGACAGCTGGTGTTGATGAAGGGGATATTATAAAATCTGTACATGTTTCAAATAGGTGCTATTCACTAGATGATGTCTACACGTCACTTAAAATGACATCTCTTACTGCATGGCAGTTTGCACTTAAACAAATCAACTTAGTGTAGAGGTGTAAAATTCGTATTGGTATTACCGGTGCACAGTCTGTTGGCAAAACAACACTTTTAAATGCGCTACGTTCAGAAAAGTTTTTTCAAACCTATGCTGTTTGTGATGAAGTAACAAGACGGGTAAAGAGTTATGGGTTACCTATAAACGAGCAGGGTACGGATATAACACAGCGTCTTATCATGAATGAGCATATTGTAAATGTTTTTATGTACGATAATATGCTTGCAGATAGAACCGCGCTAGACGGGCTTGTATATTCTACGTACTTGTACAAGCACGCACAGATTGAACAAAGCACTCTTAAGTATGTAAATGATGTTTTTAATAAGGTATGGGAACATTACGATCACATGTTCTACATTGAGCCTGAATTCGATATTGTTGATGATGGAACGCGCAGTACCGATGTTATTTTTAGAGATGAAGTACTCGAAATATTTGAAAATACTATTGATAGGAAAAAGCTACCTGTACGCAGAGTTAAGGGTACTGTGCGTAACAGAGTGAACATTATTATGGACTTATTAGAAGGAAGATGATGGATAATCAAGAACTACTTAACAAGCTTGTAAGTCAACATTTAGGAAAGGCTGGTGATGGAACTGTTGTTAAACCGTACGTTACGCCTGATGACGTGGATCCTTCTCTTCTTGTTGCTGTTCCTCGTTCTCTTAACCGTGTTGGTTACGATATTCATGATAATGATCTTCCTTTTGATGGCATCGATGCTTGGAACGCTTATGAATTTTCTACCCTCCTCACCAACGGATTCCCTGTCAGTGGTTGGCTTAAATTTGTCTACCCATCTGATTCACCTAACATTGTAGAATCTAAGTCGGTTAAGCTTTATCTTAACAGCTACAATATGGCACGACTGATCGATTCTGTGGATGAGATTTCGTACATTGAAGAACGCATTGCTCAAGACCTCGAACAGGCAGTAGGCAAATGGGTTGATGTGTGTATTTCTATCGGTGACGTCGATACTGTTCGACCAATGATCGGTGATTATACTTCGCTTGAACGTTACTGTAATGTAGAGAAGATGCAGTTTAATATCTATAACGAAAGTGCTAACATTCTCGAAGTGGTACCGAGCATAGGAAGATATGAACGTTGGCGTTCACACAGTCTGCGTTCGAACTGCAGAGTTACTAATCAGCCAGATTGGGGCGATGTATATATTCATATTAAGGGTGATAAAGCCGTTACACCAGAGTCTCTTCTTAAGTATATTGTAAGCATGCGTAAAGAGAATCATTTTCATGAAGAGATTTGTGAAGTAATTTACAAGAGGTTGCACGATCTTCTAAGTCCTGAAGAGCTATTAGTTACATGCTTGTACACTCGTCGAGGTGGTATTGATATTAACCCTGTACGTGGTAGTAGCTTTGATGTGGTATGGGAGAACTGTAAGATTACTGATGCTAGTCATTTTTGCGAAAAGACTCCAAGACAATGATTGATAAGAATGTTGAAGCCATTCGTCAATCATTACTTGAACGAATGCAAAGAGGATATGCAAAGTACGGTGTTACAACAGAAAGAACAGATATCGATCTGCTTGGTTGGTTACAGCACCTACAAGAAGAACTACTTGATGCAGCTGTTTATGTTGAAAGGTTAAAAGATGAACTTAGAACAAGCACTAGCAAAACTGCCCGAGACTGAACACAATGTTGTTTCAGTACTATCCGGCGGTCTTGATTCTACAATTCTTACGTACATCCTAGTAAAGAAGTACGGTAAGGAACGAGTGTATGCTTTGTCCTATGATTATGGACAGAAACAAAAGCGCGAACTTTTAATGGCAAGTGCCTCTTGTAGTTGGTTGGGGGTGAAGCATAAAGTTCTTGATTTGGCTATTCTAGGTGAAATAGTGAAAGAGGTGTCAGCTAACATCGGCGGTACAAATGTTAGTATGCCTACTATTAAAGATGTGCTTGGAGATCCTCAACCTAAGACTTATGTCCCGTTTAGGAATATGATCTTAAATTCGTTAGCGTTTTCGTTCGCTGAATCAAATAAGGCAAGTCACGTATTTACTGGGTTGCAAGTACATGATCAGTACGGGTACTGGGATACTACCCAACGTTTTGTAGATTCAATGAACGCTGTAGCTGATCAAAATCGCTCTCATAAAGTAAGAATGGAAGCTCCATTTAGTCATCTTTCCAAATATGAAGAGATTCTAATTGCACAGGAGCTCGGTAACGTGTTGTTTGAGTGTACTCTTACATGTTACAATCCAGATGTTGAGGGTAAGAGTTGTGGTAAGTGTCCTTCCTGTAGCGAACGTATTGCAAATTTTGCAAAAGCAGGTATTAAAGATCCTATTCCGTACAGCATTGACATTCCTTGGGATAATTTAATTAAATAATGTGTGCCATCGTTGCAAGCTTTAATAGAGATAAACTCTTAGAACTTATTGAGTTGAACAGCTATCGTGGCAGTCATTCATATTCGTTTACCACCTACGATAGTGTTAACGGTCTTCGGATTCATGCCAGAGAGTTAGGAACTATCAATCCAGATATAATAGAGATACCAAACAATGGATACGGAATAGTTCACGTACAAGCTCCTACTACAGAAGCTAAAGAAGCAGGTAACATTCATCCAGCTATGGAAAATAATACTAGGCTATGGCATAATGGCATTATTAAAGCTAACTATGTTAAACAGCTTCAGGAACGCTATGGACAAGATATTGAATGGGATACGGAACTTCTTCTCAGATCTATCAACCGGTCTGTTTCTGAGCTTCGCCTCATGGACGGATCTTTTAGTTGTTTGTATTATGATGGTTTTGGAGCTTATCTTTTTAGGAATGATATTAGCCCTATGTTTTACGATGATAAGCTAAACCTTTCATCTACTAAATTTACTGGTAGTGTAGAAACACCATCAGAGTGTATACTCGAGATTGATTTTAATCATAAACGTCTAAACAAGACTGGCTTTTCTTTTAAGACAGTGAATAATCCATATTATTTTGGAGCTGAATGAATATGAAACATGTACTCGGACCTGGTTCAGGGACTACTTTGACTGAAGTAAAAGACGGTGATTGTCAACCTAATGCTGTTGACCTTCGGTTGGATAAAGTATTTAAAATTAAGAACGACTATTTTCAAATCTCTAATGATGAAAAGAAGCATCGCGGCACAGAGTATGAGATTAAACCTAGTCAAGATGGATACTTTACGCTTGAACCGGGGCACTATGAAGTAGTGATGGAAAATATTATTAATGTAGGTAAGAATGAAGCTGGTTGGGTTATTACGAGGAGCACTCTTAACCGTAATGGGCTTTTTCTTACATCTGGTCTCTACGATAGCGGTTACCACGGTACTATGGCCGCGGTACTTCATGTAACGATTGGAGCTGCTAGAATTAAAAAAGGTACAAGGATTGGTCAATATCTAAGCTTTGATGCTGAAATGCTTCATGAATATGACGGCTCATATGGCTTTGATAATACTGGTAAGCCTAAAGAAGATGAAAAAAAATATCATAACTAAAAAACGGAGCACGTAATGAAGATTGAAATTAGTATTGAAGAACTAAGAAAAAAGAAGTTATTTCTAGCTACGCCAATGTATGGTGGCCAGTGCGCTGGAATGTATACTAAATCTATTGCTGATATGTCAGCATTGTTTGCAAAGTATCAGGTCCCCCTTCAATTGTACTATCTGTTTAACGAGTCATTGATTACTCGTGCACGTAATTATTGTGTAGATGAATTTCTTCGGTCAGATGCTACTCACCTTATGTTCATCGATAGCGATATTGGCTTTAATCCACATGATGTGGTAGCCATGCTAGCATTAATGTCTGATGAATCACCCTATGATATTCTTGGAGGCCCTTATCCAAAGAAGTGTATCTCTTGGGAAAAGATTAAACAGGCTGTAGACAAAGGGGCTGCTGATGATAACCCTAATGACTTAGATAAGTTTGTAGGAGACTATGTATTTAATCCTAAGTCAGGTCAGAGAGAGATTCCTCTAGGTGAGCCTGTAGAGGTATTAGAGCTTGGTACTGGTTTTATGATGATTAGACGTAAGGTATTTGAAGATTATAAAAAAGCCTACCCCCATCTTAGCTACAAGCCCGATCATGTACGTACAGAGGCATTTGATGGTTCTCGTGAAATACATGCCTTTTTTGACTGCGTAGTGGATCGCGGCTACGGTGATGAGACACTACATCAGCTTCTTGATGATGTCGCTAATGGTGTCGAAGGTCTTCAGGATCGTGCTAAAGAGATGCTGGATAAGAAAGAAGGAGCATCTAAGCGTTACTTGTCTGAAGATTATATGTTTTGTTATAATGTAGCTAAGATGGGTGGTCGTGGCTATTTGTGTCCTTGGATGAAGCTCCAGCACGTCGGTAGTTATATCTTTGGCGGTAGCTTGATAGACCTTGCTACAATTGGTGCATCAGCAACAGCTGATGTAAGTAAAATTAAAAAGAAAGGCAGCAAATGAAGCTAGAAGGGCGCACTCTTCAGATATTGAAGAATTTTGCATCTATTAATCCATCCTTGCAGTTTAAACAGGGTAGCTTTATTACCACAATTTCACCTAATAAAACTATGATGGCAAAAGCTGCTATTAAAGAGCATATCCCACATACTTTTGCTATCTACGATTTGTCGAGGTTTTTAGGTATCCTATCCTTGTTCGAATCTCCTACACTTACACTTGAAGAAAGGTTCTTGACCATCAGCGGCGGAGGTCGACATGTACAATATACATACGCCGATCCCAAGCTTATAGTCACTCCCGGTGACAAGGAAGTTAAGATTCCAAGTGTAGATATTGAGCTTGATTTAAAAGCTGAAGTACTGCAAAGTGTTCTTAAAGCTATGGGCGTGCTTGGTTTGCCCGAGCTAGCTATAAATGGTGAAGATGGAGTCATGTCTGTGCAGGCTATTGATTCTAAAAATCCAACGAGCGATAAGTTTAGTGTTGAGGTAGGTACTACTAACGCTACTTTTAAGATGATTTTTCTTTCTGAAAACATTAAAATGCTTAACGAGGATTATAGAGTCGAGATCTCATCAAAAGGTATTGCTCATTTTACTGGCGGAGATGTAGAGTATTGGGTAGCTACTGAATCGGCAAGCACTTACAAGGAACAAGATGCGTGAACAAACGCTTTGGGTTGAACAATATCGTCCACGTTGTATTGAGCATACAGCACTCACTACCGACCTTAAACAGGTCTTCAGTAAGTTTGTAGAAGATAAGTTTGTACCTAATCTCTTACTCTGTGGACGAGCAGGCATTGGAAAGACAACCGTAGCTCGTGCATTGTTAGATGAGCTTGGTTCAGACTACATTGTTATCAATGGGAGCCTTAACGGTAACATCGACACACTTAGAAATGAGATCAAGACATTTGCATCGTCTGTATCATTGTCTGGCGGTCGTAAGTATGTAATTCTTGATGAAGCTGATTATCTCAATCCTAATAGTACTCAACCTGCTCTTCGTAATTTTATGGAAGAGTACAGTAAGAACTGCGGTTTTATTCTTACGTGTAATTTTAAAAATCGTATTATTGAACCTTTGCACTCTCGATGCAGTGTAATTGAATTTAAAATTCCAAAAGAGGAGCGTCCGGCACTCGCTAAGTTTTTTTACTCAAGAGTATACAGCATACTTGAAATGGAAGGGGTACAGTTTGATCCTAAAGCTGTCGCAGGTGTAATCTCAAAACATTTTCCTGATTTCAGACGCACATTAAATGAACTACAGCGCTATGCAGCCACCGGTGCTATTGATTCAGGTATACTTGCTAATAAAAAAGAAGAAACATTTAATGAGTTATTTGATTACATTAAGTCAAAAAACTTTACTAATGTAAGGAAGTGGGTAGGTGAGAATTCTGACGTAGACACCGCAGTATTTTTTAGAACGTTGTATGACCTGTTATCAGATCAGCTTAAACCTTCTAGCATACCGCAACTCGTCCTAACCCTAGCAGACTATCAATACAAGGCTGCATTTGTTGCCGACCCTGAAATAAATCTAGCAGCATGTCTGGCTGAAATTATGGTACAGGTAGAGTTTAAATGAGTTCTGTATTTGATTATGTGAATTCAATTAATTCCACTAAAGTTAATATTATGAAGGACACGGAAAATGACGAGCTAGCCGAAAAGGGTTACATACCTTATGTGGTTAATAAGTCATTATCCTATTTTACAGACACTTTACTTTATGCTAATGAAATAAACAGACATGGATTTTTAGATAATAAAATGCAGTACGAGTATTTGCTGCATAGCGTACGTCAGGGTAAACGTTTTGCAAGGTGGGCAAAAAAGGATAATAATGAAGTAATAGAAAGCATTAGCATGTATTTTAAAGTTAATAGAGTACGCGCTGAAGAATATGCTAATATTTTAAATGATAGACAAAAGAATGAAATTTTAGAAAAGACAAAAAACTTATAAATATAGTATTATAACTATAATTATAAGAAAATTATGTCTAATATAGAATCTCTGGTTGAAGTGAAATTAGTAGAGGAAGATGACTTTTTAAAGGTCCGGGAAACTCTAACACGAATTGGAGTTGCCTCTAAGAAAAATAGAACATTATACCAATCCTGCCACATTCTTCATAAACAAGGTCGCTATTACATAGTTCACTTTAAGGAACTATTTGCTTTAGACGGCAAGCCTACTGATTTTACAGATGAAGATATTGCTAGAAGAAATACAGTAGCTAATTTAGTTGCTGAGTGGGGGCTGGTATCTATAATTGATTCAAGTAAAACGAAAGAACCTAGGGCTCCTATCTCTACAATAAAAATACTTCCGTTCAAAGAAAAAGATGATTGGAACTTAGTAGCAAAATATAATATTGGAAGAAGGTTTTAAATAGGCTTTTCTACTAAAAAGAAGTTTCTTCCTGAGGATACTATACAGTAAAGATTTTCATTTACCTTTTCAGCAACAGTCCATGTTCCTGTTTTAGGGTTAAGAAAAAAGAATACTGTAAAATTAGCTCTTCTTCCGTTACTCTCTCTTGTTGTTTCAGCAATTGCAAATGGCTTTTCATCATATTCTACTAATACTTCAGATAAGTTTGCAATCGTTCCACAATCAACAGGAAGAAACGCTTGTGCTAAAGCTTTAGTGCTGAATAAAAATAAAGCTAAAAATAATATTTTTTTCATTTTTACCACTTTCCAGCATCTTTGCCGATGTCGTAAATCCATATAAAGAATTTTAACGCTATTACTAATGTTATAATAAGTAGCGTTCCCCAAAACATATTTTCTATAAATCGTTTTCTTCTTCTTGCCTGATCACGAATCATTCGTTCACGCTTTTCTCTTACTTCTCTTCTGAGCTGAATAAATTGACTATAACCTTCTGCTCCTAACTCTTGTAATTCACCATAAAGAAACATATTATATATTTCATTATCCATCTCTCGTAGTTTTTGCTGTGCTATAATGATATCAAATGCTTCTCCAGTAACACTTTTCTTAAATCCTATTTTTTCAAATAAACCTGCTTTTTGTTCTCCGGTATCGGTCTTACTATCATTTATCATTTGTTGTAGCTGGCCTGCTGCATCTGCCCATTTAGCCAGCTGTCTATAAACTCCTTCTACTTCTTGACCAACCTTAACCGCAGCCTTAATTCCATTAAAAGCTGCGGTAACTGTGCCAAGTAGTGTAACGGGATCCATTTAATTTATTATTTTTTCCAAGTTTTTACAAACGACCATTCAGTTCCCCGGCGTTGTTTTTCTTCATCGTTAGGTTTTTCGCTACGAATAAATTTGTGTACTTGAGAAACACCTCCGGAAGCTTTAAAATGAAATTTTAACATAGTGGTCGGCCTTATATGTCCTTCTTCGGTTTTGTGTACACTATGCATGTAAGGAAATACATGTACTTCATGAAATCCTGATCGGGTAACACCATGTCTATATGCTTTTTCAAAACCATGATATTCCCTAAATGCTTCATGATTTAACATTGCATTGGTTTTAGCTTTACCTAGGGCTGCAGCTACATCGTTTGCCGATTTTTGTTCCATGGGCTGGTGTTCAGGGTATCTTTCTTCTTTAACAAAATCATTAAATGTTTTCATATTAACCTCAGTTATTTGATAATGGATTATCTAATGCCTTTTTAATTTTGTCATCTACTTCACGACGAATAACTCTTAGTTCACTATTTGTTTCACGCTCAATACGATTCACTCTTTCATTTACATTCTGTACTGTTGAATCAACCTGTTTTTGCATTTCTCTTACCTGGGAATCAGCGCTGCGACGTATCTCTTTTATTTCTAAATCAATTTGACGACGAATGTCGTTTACGTCTTTCTCAACTTCTCTCTGAGCAGTTTTAGATCCTCTTTCTACACCTTCTAAAACCTGTTCGGTACGACGAATATCACTTTTAAGATTTGTGTTTACATCGCGAGTATAACCTAACATCTTTTCGTTATCAGCTTCTAACTTTATAATACGAGCTTCATATTCACTAAAGTCGGGTGCAACATAATCAGCAATTTTCTTTTTCATTCCCATATAATCTTTATATGTTTCAAATACACCGTATAAACCTCCAATAACAGAGGATATAATACCAAAAGCAATCATTAATTTAGCTGGAGTAAAACTATATCCTCCGATACTAATAACAGTATCTTTACTTGCATACTGCTTCATAGCTCCTTCTAACTTTTCTACCTCTTTATTAAGGTCCTTATTTTCTGTACTGCTCATCTACCATCTCCCTATGTAATCTATCTGATCGTTGATTTAAAAGTCTCTGCGCTCTTACATTATCAGAAATAGATGCACGCTTATAAATATCCTCTACCTTATAAAAGGTTACATCTGGAAGTCTTGCATTTTCATAAGCAGAGAAACCTGGTATACTAGAAAGCGCTGCCATTTTATCTTCTTCTTTCTTTTCTTCACTTGTTACTACACGAGGCTGTGATGCAATATTTGATCTGGACGTTGAGTTTTGTTGTGATCTTGTTTGCTGTGTCGCTCTTGCTTGTTGTCTTGGACCCTGCGTTTGCTGTGATTGTACTTGTGGGGATACTTGAAAAGATGTCTCAGCTTTTTGTTGCGGTTTTTCAATTAGTTGGTTGACAACCGTATCATCAACTACTTTAGGTTGAGTAATTGATGTAACAGGATCAGACCCGGGCATGATAATTGAAGGCACTGATGTAGAAACTGCTGTTGTCGTTATTGTAGTCGTTGAAGACGATTGAAGTACTGTGTAACCCTTGCAGCTTGGATTTGATTGTGGATTAGCCGCACAGGCGTCAGCTATTTGTTTACTTCTAAATGCTTCAGCATATCCTGGACATGCTGTATTATATAATGGTGTTAATGAACACTGCTGGTTAAAGTAAGCCTGCTGGTATGAAGGGCATTCAGTAGAGTAAAGAGAATTTAATGTACATTGCTGGTTTAAATACGCCTGTTGATATAATGGACATTTAGTATCTGATAGTGGGTTATCATTGCATGTTTTTGTAAATAATGCTTGAGCATACCCCGGACACTGTGGGCTATACAAAGGACTAACTGTACATTGTTGATTAAAATACGCAACAGCGTATCCAGGACAGCTTGGATTATATAACGCACTTAATGAACATTGTTGATTTAAATATGCTTGTGCATATCCCGGACAAAGCACATCTGACAAAGGATTAGCAGTACACTGCTGTGTAAATAGCGCTTGAGCATAGCCAGGGCATTGAGAGTTAATTAGAGGATTAGTATTACATATATCTGGCGAGAAGTTAAATCCGATATATGGAGAAGCTGTTGCTATACCCGTAGTCGATAGGTTTATATTTGCAGTTCCTAATGTTGAAATGTCTCTGCTATTATCTCCTAGCAAAACTTCACGACGAAAACTTCCAGAGATATCTTCCCCTGACGTTGTTTTATTATCCGACAATATAACTTGATTGCCGCTATTACGCACGTCTAGACTTCCTGATACTTCACTATCGCTCCATAAAAAACAAATACCAAATAAATTCCATCCGCTACAGTATCTTCCTCCAATATTATAATCATATCCCCAATTAACACTATGTACACGAACACCTGAGTTTCCAAATCCTAATGCTTGATTTATAGCAAAAGAAGATCCATAAACTGAACTTAAATTTCCAGAATACCACATATCTGAACTGTTATATCCTGGGCAAGATGGCGAATAACGAGGATTTCCTACACAAGGATCAACTGTGTAATTGAGAGATAGATATGAGTTCCTAACCTGAGGTCCATAGAATCCAGCCCAAAATCTATCATCTTTTCCTGTAATTGATAACGTTACATTACCTAAACTAGATAAACTATATGGATTAGCAAACGTTTGTGTCTGATTAAAGTTTGTCCACCCGCTTGTTGTTTGTCCAAGCGTATGATTATAATTACTTAGTATTGATCCAGACGAATCATATAGGGTAGCTCTTACTGAGAGAGAACCTCTTGCAGTGTCCTGGTTGAAATATTGAAAGCCATAATTTACTCCGCCAACTTGAATACCGCTTCCACTCAAGGCAGAACTAATTGCATGAGCTTGAGAAACGGTAGATTGAACATATCCAAAATAAATTGTTTGTGTAGAGGAATTGTATCCAGGAGCGCTTCCTCCAGAAAACCCTGCTCCTGTTCCAGAATAAGGAACTACACCACTCCAACTGTTGGTAATTAAGTTTGGAGTGGTGTTGACCTGTTGGGAATTACAAAAGGAGAAGAATGATAGCCAGAGCGCCAAGACCAGCAGAAACTTTTTGCCAGAAACTTGCATCGTCTTTTTCTTTCATAGGAGTTGGTTTACGGTTTGGATTATCTTCCCATACTCTTTTTGCTTCATCACCAATTTTACCATCAACAGGGCATGGAGTTCCTGCATTCATCATTGCAGAAAACACTCTATCATCCTGACATAATGTTGCTACAGCAGCGACCTTCATCCCCATGTCAAACAATGACTTAGCTAACTTTAATCTCTCACAATTCATATCACGTACCGTTGTACCACCAGAGAAACCTAATATTTGTGTTTGAACTGCTCCGCTGACACCTGTTGTGCAAATGTCATTGTTTAATATCGTCATAGTAGGCGATATAGCAGATGCTGGAGGTGATTTAACAGTTGTTTCATTAACGCTGTTACTATTAGTTGTTACAGTACTTGTACTTCTTGAATCCGTAACAATCACATCAGATTGCGCTTGCGCTAATATAGGCATAACAAAAAGTAGCGTTACTGCTAGCTTTTTGATTTGCATGTTATTTCCTTAAATACACTAAATATTTATAACTTGATCTCTTTTTAATATCTCTTTATAATTGCTGTTATGAAAATCCAACTAGTTAGCGATCTACATTTAGAGTTCGGCACTATTACATTAGAAAATAATGGTGCCGATATACTTATACTTTCTGGAGACATATGTGTTGCTCAAGGATTCACTCTTAAGTATAGAGAGCTTTTTCTAAATTTTTTTAATGATGTCTGCTCAAAATTTAAAGAAGTAATTTATGTGTTAGGAAATCACGAACATTATAATGGTGATTTTGCACTTACTGAAACTCTTCTTAAAGAAGAGCTTGAACACTTACTAAACTTACACATTTTAGAAAAAAAGTCTGTTACGATAGACGATGTTATGTTTATAGGTGCTACTATTTGGACGGATATGAATAAAAACGATCCAAATACACTATGGGAAGTCAGAAGAAGGATGAATGACTTTCGAATTATTCGAAATACTAATTCTGAATATGGTCTTCTTGACCCTAGCCATGTAGTTAATGAGCATTTCGAAACGTTATCTTATATTCAAAAAGAAGTAGATAATATTCCTCAGGGCAAGGTTGTTGTGGTTGGACATCATGCACCGAGTAGGCTTTCCTTAAAACCTCGATATGAAAGAGAAAATCTTATAAACGGAGCTTATTCCTCTGAGTTGTCCGAATTTATACTCGACAGACCACAAATTAAACTATGGACTCACGGCCATACGCATGACTCATTTGACTACATGATAGGCTCTACTCGTGTTGTATGTAACCCTAGAGGTTATGCAAGCTATGAGGTTAATAAAATGTTTAACCCTAACCTTGTTATAGAGATATAATGAATAAAGTAATTAATGCTGATTGGGATACAAGATTTCTTGACCTTGCTTTTTTTGTTTCAAACTGGTCAAAAGATCCAAGCACAAAAGTAGGTGCAGTTATAGTTAATGATCTTAAACAAGTTCTTAGTTTAGGATACAACGGGTTTCCTAGAGGTGTTTTAGACCTTGAATCTCGTTATGAAGACCGCTATCAAAAGTTGAGATTTGTTGCACATGCCGAAAGAAATGCCCTTGATAACGCCCCACTTGATGTTAGAGGAGGCACTATGTATGCCACTTTGTGTCCGTGTAATGAATGTGCTAAGAGCATCATACAACGTGGTATAAAAAAAGTTATTGCTAAAAATTATACAACTGAAGAACAGTCAATGCGTTTTAACGCCCATTATACAACAGAGATGTTTAAAGAAGCTAATGTAGAGCTGGTATTGCTTCCATAGAAAAATACAATGGAAAAAAC